CGGCGATCCTGCCATCAATGCCGCACTTGACAGTATCGTCACAGAGTTTTGTCAGTTCGGTGGTCTGTATCCAGACCATGTGAAGGTGCAGATCCTTGACACAAGCGGGAGCGAAAGGAGTGATGACGATGACCCTGGCTGAACTGATCGCCTACGTTGACCAAATCAGGCCGAATGCATTCGATAAGGATGTGGAGACAGGCTGGGTCAACGAGATCGAGCATAAAGTATATGACCAGGTAGTGAACAAGGCTGTCGGGAACACCACCACGGATCCGACGCCTTATTTTTATGATCTGAACGCAGAGACGGCGCTTCTGGTCGAGGATGTCCATAAGGATGTCTATGTTACATATCTGCTGGCACAGATGGACTATGCCAACATGGAACTGGAACGGTTCAACGCGGACTCAGCCATGCATCAGGCGGCATGGGACGGATACGCTGCGGAGTACCGAAGGAACCATCTTCCGAGGTCAAATGAGTTTACCGTACCTCCGTCCCGTTTCTGGAATCCATGAACGGACAGTAGGGCAGTGGGGCGGACTCGATGAGCGCCTGATCATCGATGACAACGCTTTCCACTCAATGAAGAACATGTCAACAAGGTATTTTCCGGCTATAGCAACACGGCTGCCGAGAGGACAGACCCAGAGGACCATCGCATCGCCCAGGGGACTATACCACAAGAACGGACTCTTCTGGATAAGCGGCACTCAGTGCTACTACAACGGAAACGCCATAAGCGGAATGACGGTTACGGCAGGTGAAAAGCAGATAGTTGGCATGGGAGCATACATCTGCGTGTTCCCGGACAAACTTGTTTACAACACTGCGACCGGCGAGGTCAAAAGTGTGGACGCAACATACACGCAGAATGGCACCATCACTTTTGCAGAACTGAGTACGGATTCTGTCTTCTGCAAGATCACGGCGAACGGTATCCAGAACACGTTCAGACAGGGGGACGGCGTCCAGTTCCTGGGCGTCAATGACGATACCTTCCTTGTCAACGGCGAGGGAGCTACGAAGGTCATCACAGAGATCGGAACGAACTACATCATCGTCAATGCAGTGATACAGTCGGCGCTTTCCGGGACCATCACAATGCTTGCCAGCGGCGGCAGCACAAGGATCAATGCTGACGGCATCCACGACAAATTCAACGTCAACGACCATGTGAAGGTGATCGGCTGTGCGGATGAGGCGTTAAATCTGAAGGACAAAACGGTGACTTCAAAGGGAACAGGCTACATCATCGTGAACACGGCCTTCCCGGCGAAGTCCTACACGCAGACGAAGACGATCTCTTACTCACCGTACTATTCGGGAGCAAACCAGACGAGGCTCGTTGCGGATGATCTGGGAACGACATTCTCTGCCGGTGATGTGGTCACTGTCTCAGGATGCTCAAACTCCGCGCTGAACGGTTCAAAGAAGATCACGCAGGCCGGCACGAACTACATCGTGATCGAAGGGACTATATCGCAGGAGTTCACACAGGCTTCCGGCGTAAGGATAAGCAGAACATCCTTTACACAATCCGGGGCCACGGTAAAGCGGACGAGCTTTACAAGGTCATCCGGGATCACGATCAAGCGGAAGTCGCAGGACTTTGATTATGTATGTGAGCACGACAACAGACTGTGGGGATGCTCCTCTGCAAACCATGAGATATACGCTTCCAAGCTGGGGGATCCTACGAACTGGAACTGCTACGAGGGCATCAGCACGGACAGCTACACGCTCTCTGTAGGCTCTGACGGTGATTTCACAGGATGTTGCTCACACATGGGATATGTCCTGTTCTTCAAGGAACAGAGCATAAGCATGATGTACGGCAACAAGCCGAGCAATTATCAGCTTAACTTCAAGCAGATGCCAGGAGTTCGGGCAGGATGCCACAGGTCGCTCTGCGTGGTGGACGAGACCCTGTTTTATGTTGGCAGGAACGGCGTCTACCAGTTCGATGGAGCAACGCCCAGGAAGATATCAGAGCAGATCACATCAAGCCTTACAGAAGCCGTGGCAGGCCAGCAGGACGGCAAGCTGTACATCTCCTGCCTCAAGGACGGTAAACAGGCCATGCTTGTCTATGATCCGAGGATGCAGATTTGGATGCAGGAGGATGATGAGAAGTTCAAGTACGCCGCCTACGGAGACGGCATCCTCTACTACATCGATGGGAGCAATGCCCTGAAGACGATCACGGAAGATCGGGATGTCCAGTTTGAATGGAGCATAGAATCCGGGGATCTCCGGGAATCATCCCTTGATCAGAAGTGGATCAGCAAGGCAAAGTTCAACATCTGGCTCGATGCAGGGACCGAGGCGAACGTGTTCTTCCAGTTTGATGAAGACCAGCTCTGGCACAGGGCAGGGACTATACACTCTGTGGTATCCAAGACCTACACGGTTCCGATAGTGCCTCAGAGATGCAGCCGATTCCGTTGGAAGATCGAGGGCCGTGGGAACATGAAATTGCTTGCAATGGGAATCAGTGTGGAAGGGGGAAGCGAGATAAATGGCAGTATTCAATCTTGGTTCCGGCACTGACCTGAACAATCTGGATGATCTCCAGAAGGTAAAGAGCTATCTGTACAAGCTGACAGAGCAGCTCAAGTACATGTTCAACAACCTGACGCCTGAAGACAACTACTCCACGAATGCCCAGCTTATATACGCCGCCGACAAGGAGCGGCAGGCCACACTGGAAGTATCACTGGATGCGATCAAGGCTACCTACATCACGCAGGAAGGTGTAGAGTCTGCGATCAAACTGTCAGAAGACCAGGCTGCGATGACCTACTCCACAAAGGACGGCACGAAGGCGGCACTGGAACTGTCAGAACAGCAGGCGGCACTTACCTATGTAGCCAAGACAGGCGTTGTCTCTGCTATCAATCTTTCGCAGGAAGGCGCCAAGATCAAAGCCAACAAAATCACCCTGGAAGGTGTGGTCACTGCAAACCAGAACTTCAAGATCCTTCTGGACGGTTCTATCGAGGCGAAGAACGCAAAGTTCTCCGGAAACATCACCGGCTCAAACATATCTGGCTCGTCACTGACATTAGGCGGTGCGAACAATGCGAACGGTACGCTCACTGTAAAGAACGCACAGGGGCAGGTGATCGGCACATGGACCAACGCCGGACTTTCTGTAACGAACGGCACGATCTCAGGTACCACGATCAACGGCGGCACGATCACAGGGTCGCATTTGTACGGTTCATATATCGGTTCTACCAGTGATGATTTCTATGTGGTAGAGGATGGGAGCAGCGTTGAGGTGGGCGTTCCGGGCTTCTGGTTCGGTGATGACATTATGCATTCCAACTGGATCGGAAGCATAACGAACGAGGCGACTGGTGACGATACTGCCGGTATCAACGGCGGCAACGGATATGCAGGGTTCAGAAAACTTTATCTGTTGGACAACTATTACGAAGGTACCGATGGGACTTTTTGGGATGTTACAAGGACAATCGTATGGCTCGACAACCGCATCGCGGCACTTGAAAGATCCTGCCGGACCGATGGTTCCAGTGGTGGCGATGGAGAGAGCGGCATAGATTCAGAAAGCACGACAGACGGAGAGAGCGCATACGACAGCGAAAGCATTTCTGACGGCGAAGGTACTGTAATAGATGATATCTACGGCACAGACGGTGACACGGTGTTTGACAGTGAAAGCCCTTCTGATGGTGAAAGCCTTGACGGAGATACATCTGATGGAGACAGCCCTGGGCCTGACGGTGAGAGTCCTGCTGACGGAGACACATCTGATGGCGATATCTGCGGACCTGGAGACGGACTATGAAAATATTGAGAGGATCTAACAGATTAATAGCACTTACGCTTGGCAGCCAAATAAAAGAGACTGGTGCCAGGTATGTGTGGAGTAAATATACGATTCGGGAAGGTAATGCAGTCTATAACTGCCTGACCGATGAGGCCGTGAATATCGAGGATGAAGAGAAAGACAAAGACGAACTGATCAGGCACTGGTATCTTGTTCCCGATGATCTTGACGTAGCGGCGTTGTCATATATGGTGCGGCAGAAGGCGTACTTCCTGAACGGCGGCCCCGGCGGAGATACAAAAAGCGTTTACATCATCTTTACCACTACGGCATGTAATGCACATTGTGAATACTGCTTTGAAAAGGGATATGATGTGCTGACCATGTCAGAAGAAACGGCAGCAGATGTGGCAGATTACATCATCAGGACGCGGAAGACCGCAGATGGCATCAAGATCAAATGGTTTGGCGGCGAACCGCTCCTTAACAAAAAAGCGATGACCACCATCTGCAAAAAGCTGAAGGCCGCAGGGATCAAGTACTGGTGCGAGATATCCACAAACGGTGACATCCTTCCGTACTGTACAGATGAGGAGATCCTTCTCTGGAATCCGCGAATGGTTCAGTTCACTGCTGATGATATCGGGGCTGAATATGACCGGATAAAAGGACTTCCAAACGGTGCGTATGACCGCCTTAAGGTAACGATAGAACGCCTCCAGGCATTGCTCCCGA